ATGCAGGATAAGTATTGTAAAAATTGTGAGTATAGATATCAGCAATTGGATCATTGTAGTTCAAATTGCACCATAGGGAAAGAAATAATAAAACTAGGCGCATTTCTAGGTGGCAAAGAAGAAGTGCAAAAGCGAAAAAGGAAAACGAAAGAAGAATGGGATAGAATTTGTGTGAAAGCTGCAGCTATGAGAGAAGACGGAATGACGTATACAGCTATTGCTAGATACTTTGGTATTGCAGATGGTAAAAATGTATCGGAGCAGCTAAAAAAAAAGAGGATTAAATTAAAATTTCACTTACCGTATTAAAATGATAAATAAAAAAACAATGAAAGTAATAGTCCGCATTCAGAGGGCGTTTGTGTGTAGGAAAGCAATTTTTCCTGTATACAATTCAGCGTCCTCTTTTTATATAAAAGGAGGAACCTGGCTGATGAAAAAATTAATGCAGCAGTATATAGAAACAAGAAAAGAATTAGAAAATTCTAAGGTAGGCGCAACAGAAAAGGATATAAGTATTATCAATGGAATGATCAGTGATATTAATTACGCTCTAGAATGGATGCGTACTGCTAAACAGCCAGGGAAAAAAAGAGGAATTGAACGTAGGGCGGCATATGAACGTGAGAAACCATGTGACCCATTATTAATGCAAAGATATGTGCGTAGTACTGTAATGCCAGTATATGAATGGGATACAGCAGCAAAAGAAAGTGTTATCTCTGAATGGGACCGTATGCAGTTAGAAGATGCATTATCAACTTTAACGGATAGAGAAAAGGAAATATATGTAATGTCTAGAGGTCATGGTTTAACGATGGAAAAAATATCTAATTATTTAGGGGTGAAAAAAACTACTATTCAAAACCATTTAGAAAGAGCAGATAAGAAGATTGGAAAAAGAATAAATGAAAGTCTCTTCTGCATGTTTTGATTTTAGTTGCGAAAAATGTCGAAATTTGTGGTACAAATGCCCCCTATATATGAAAGGTTACCGAGACCTGTTCCGATGGTATCTGTTTTGGGTGACCAAGTGTTTGCTCGTATATAGATTCTATAGGGATGTTTTTTTCAATACACAATAAGCGATGGGATATTGCGAGTCTCATTGCTGCAAATCATTTAATAAAGGGGTTGATTCTCATGTAGTAAAAATTAAAACAAGTACACCACCTATTTAAAAAGACGTCGGAAGAAATACAAACGTCTTGATATGAATCCTTTATAATTCGATATCGGTCAACGAAGGCTATGCGACAGCCGAAGTATTGACTATACCTATTCAGAGGGAGGACTATTCTTAGTCTTCTCTCAGTCACTGAACGTAAAGTGCGTAGCTAAGAATACGGGAATGCAGTGGCTGAGAGAATGTTAAGAGTGATCTTGGCATTCGATTCACATAGACATATCCCCTTATGTTCGAACGTGAATTTCTCCCATCCCCTTTAATATTTTTATAAGCCGTAAAAGAACCGTCATTTTAATAGTGGCGGTTTCTTTTTTAAAGAAAGGATGAGGATATGAGTAATAAAGAAAATGTAGAAATAACAATTATAGCGAACAACGAATTGTTAGAGAAACAATTAAGAAATAGCACTTTAAGTGATGGAGCAGCTGTTAAGGAATTAAGAACAGTCACCATACCATTAAGCAACAATAAAATCATTAGTATTCCTTATTTAAAGAGTGAACTATAGCATCCATAATGGGTGCTTTTCTTTGTTATATAAAAATTACACATTAAAGATCGTTTAACTATGTTAGATGGATAACGAATGTATACAGCTATAGTAGACAAATTAGACACTTAAAAAGGAGGATGAAGGATGGATAATCAATATCTTGCGGAAAGAATCGATCGATTAGAAAAATTAGTTAATGATTTAGATAGTGTAAATCGAGATCAACAAAAAGTAATTAACGACTTATGTATGAGAATTGAAGGTGTAGTCAACACGATTGATCATTTAAAAAAGGAATTAAGCACTAAAATGAGCGTTCTTCCTAAAGATGCGCAAGAAAAGATAGAGAAGTTAAAGAAAGCTGCGGAGGGAATTGTAGATGGCTAATAACAAATTAAAGATTAACATTGATGTCGATACGACAGAAGCGTTAAAACAAATGAAGGAAGTAACTGAAGCTGCCAATGAATGTGTTGCTGCATTAGAGAGATTGGAGAAATTGACTAATAAATTTTCAGGTTTAGCGCGGGGAGGAATAGTGAGTGCTGGAATGATGAGTGTTCCTGTCACCTTAAATGGGGGGACGATTGCCGAATCCGTTTCTAAAATTCAAGAAAATGAGAGTATTAGAGTGCGACAGTTTTAATTAAACCAATAGCAATTATCGTAGGCGCTTCCGTGATCTGGGGGCGTCTTGTTTGTTGTTAAGGAAAGATAAGCGCAAACGTGTTGCATTTTAGAAAACAAATGGACACAATGAACGGAAATAGAGGAGGAAATAATAATGAATTTCGGTCAAGCTCTAGAAGCGTTGAAACAAGGTAAAAAAGTAAAAAGGTCTATTTGGGGTGGATATTGGTTTCTCTCCAAGAATCCAGAGGTAAAAGAAGAACTGAACGCTGGATATGTAAGGGAATTTCAAACTCACGATATGATATTCGCTGTATTAAAGGATAATGGTGGGGTTGTACCCGCTCAAGCGTACCAAGCTGATATGTTAGCAGAAGATTGGGAGGTTGTTGAATAATGAGTTTTGGACAAGCGATAGTGGCACTAGTGCAAGGGAAAAACGTAGCTCGTGAAGGATGGAACGGTAAAAATATGTTTTTGTATCTTATTGAAGGTAATAAATTGTCTAAGGGATTAGGATATGGATACGGCGAGTATGTAGGGGTAGAACCTTCATTTGTTGATACCATTGCAATGAAGACTGCACAAAATACAATTGTTGTTGGCTGGCTCGCATCCCAAACGGATATGTTAGCAAATGACTGGGTAATTTTAAATTAAAATACAGATAGTTAACATAGTGAAGTTTATGCAAGAAATTAGGGTTAACGATTAATAAGAATGCTGTTAAATCAACGATGTATAAAAACTGTATAACGGTATAAAACAAGAATCGCTCAACCATGCGTATTTCCCATGTTAATGACTGTCATATAATAACTATTATGTAAACTAAAACTGTTAGGTCTATTCATTTCCCTGCATAAATTAGTTTTCGTTATGGATTTTTCAAAATAAGATTCTTTTTGGAGTGGTTTTTATGAAAAAGAAGCGATATATGAAGAAAAGAAAGAAAATGAATCTTTATTATGTGACGAATGGATATACAGGATATAGCCAAATACATGTGTATGTCATTGCGGAAAACCACGAGAGAGCAGAAGAGCTAGCTTCCAGAAGATTTAGAGAAGACGCTAGAAATAAAGATTATGATGAAGTTCTTGCTAGGCATAAAAAAATAGGATGGCCTACAGATCACTTACAAGAATATCGTTATGATGAAAATTATTGGACCGACCTAGATGTCTATTGTGAAGCAGAAGATGTATCGCAAGAATTTGTTTCTGATGTAAACGATTAAATACTGCTTTTTATTTTGGAGGGAGTGATGGTAATGGAACAGGATATTAATGAAATAAGTTTTAAGTATCTTAGTCCTATATGCGAAACATTCAAACTTGATTTTGATGAAATCTCCGATGATGTCAAAAGACATGTGAATGCTAACAATTCTAAAATCAATGCTTCTAATGCTGTTCTAGGTATGCGTTTTATCTTATCGAGAATATGGTGTACAGATATGCATAAGGAATTAGGTGCGATTGATTGGAAGACAGTAAAAGAAAATATTTATAAGGTTTCTAGATCATTAGTTAGTAAACCGGAAGAACAATATCAATTCATTAGAAAAGTCGCTGGTGCACAAGGTTACTTTATGCTGTGGCTATTATTAGAAGAAATGCACGAGAAAGAAATGTTAGCGCTGGAATAAGTGCTATTTTTTATTTTGGAGGAGGATGAAGGATGGATAATCAAAACTACCAAATGAAAACTGAAATTGTTGAATTAAGAATACAAGTTACTGGATTACAACGAACGATTGAAGGATTAACAAGAAAAGTAACTATGTTCGAAGAGGAATTAGCAACGAAAGCGGATATAACTCATGTTCAATTAATAAATAAACAATCTGAAATAATTAAGAAGAGTAACGATAGTAAATCTATTCCTATGGATTGTAAAGTTGGAGTTTCATTAGATGGAAGAGTTGTAGCGGAATCTATTGTCGAACATACAGCTGATTCAATCAAATGTGGCGTAATTAAAGGGAGTGAGATAAATGAAACTAGATAAACAAGAACAAGCTGTTGTAATTGGTACATTTATTTCAATGTTAGGACAGGACGTTGTAAATGAACGCATCGATAAAAAGAAATTAGAAAGTGTACTTCCTATCTTTAATGAAATGCAAGATAATACAACACCAAAGCAAAAGAGAGAAGCGATGATTAGTTTGCTTGGTAAAACGTTGGATGAATTCTTAGAAAAGTAGCCATAAAAAAAGGAAAAGTAACTCGTATTGGGGACGAATTACTTTTCCAGATGACAATGTTAACTCTATTATAGCAACTTGGACATATTTATAAAAGAGTAATTTGAATCTTTCGTAAAATAAATTAGGGATTACCGCGAGGTGGTGGTTATGGCTAGACAACGTAGCCCAGATAGAGATAAAGCATTCGAAATATATAAAGCAAGTAAAGGTGAGAAGCCATTAGTTGATATTGCAGCAGAGTTAAATCTCAAACCTTCGCAAATCAGAAAGTGGAAATCACAAGATAAATGGGATGAGCAAATGAATGGTAACGTTACTATTGCAAAAAGGAGCGTTACCAATGTTAAAAATCCCAAAACGAAAGAAAAATTAAAAGAGATTTTAGAGGATGAAGAGCTGACCGAAAAGGAACGGCTCTTTTGTTTGTATTATGTGAAATACTTCAATGGTACACAAGCTGCGTTAAAGGCTGGTTACTCCAAAGATGGTGCTCATGTACAAGCTAGCCGATTATTAAGACGTGAACGCGTTGCCTCTTATATAAAAGAACTTAAAGGTGAGTTAGTCGAGAATGTATTTGTAGAAGCGATGGATGTACTAAAAGAGTACATTAAGATTGCTTTTGCTGACATTACTAACTATGTGACCTTTGGGCAGAAGGAAGTTCCTGTAATGGGGATGTTCGGCCCTATGAAGGATGAAGCGGGTAATGAAATAACTCGTATTATCAATTATGTAGACTTGCATGAGGCTGATATGGTTGATGGTTCTATAATAACCGAAGTAAAGCTTGGAAAAGATGGTGTGTCAGTAAAACTTGCTGACAAGATGAAAGCACTGGACAAACTATCACAGTACTTTGATTTGGTACCTGACAATTTCAAACGGAAAATCGAAGAAGAACGCCACAAAATACAGATGGAAGTGCAAAAAGCTCAAATTGATAAAATTAAAGCAGATACTTCTCGCATTAAAGGTGATGAAGGTGAAGAGTATGAAGATGATGGATTTATCGATGCATTAGAAGGTAAAACAGCAGAGGTGTGGGAAGATGAAACTTAAACCTGCTCCTTTTAAATTCAGACCATTCTCTAAGAAACAATTACAAGTACTTACTTGGTGGAGAAAAGATTCACCTGTGAAGGAGCATGACGGCATTATATGCGATGGTTCTATTCGTGCTGGCAAAACTGTATCGATGGCTCTTTCTTATGTTATGTGGGGAACAGAAACATTTAATGGAGAGAATTTAGGTATGGCAGGTAAAACAATTGGATCCCTGCGACGTAACGTAATTACTCCATTAAAGAAAATGTTGAAATCGCGTAAATATAAAGTGAAGGACCATCTATCAGATAATATGCTTACTATTAGCAAAGATGGCCACACAAATCATTTCTATATATTCGGTGGTAAGGACGAATCATCACAAGAACTTATCCAAGGTATTACATTAGCTGGTATGTTTTTTGATGAAGTTGCTCTTATGCCACAGAGCTTTGTAAACCAGGCAACAGGACGATGTTCTATCGAAGGCTCAAAGTATTGGTTTAACTGTAACCCTGCCGGTCCGTATCATTGGTTCAAACTCGAATGGATAGATAATAAGGAAGACAAGAACCTGCTACATATTCATTTTACAATGGACGATAATCTTTCTTTATCTGAAAAAGTGAAGCAAAGATACTATCGCATGTATAGCGGAGTTTTCTTCCAACGATTCATTTTAGGACTGTGGGTGCTTGCAGAAGGCATTGTATATGACATGTTTAATAAAGAAAAACATGTTGTAAAAACAAAAGAAAGAGAATACGAGAAGTATTATGTATCTTGTGACTATGGTACACAAAACCCTATGACATATGGATTATGGGGCTTATGTGATGGTATATGGTACAAAACAAAAGAATATCATTATGACGGTCGTAAGAACTCGCAACAAAAAACTGATGATGAGTATCTGGATGATCTAAAAGAATTTGTCGGAGAAATTTCTATTCGTGGGATTATAGTTGACCCTTCAGCGGCTTCATTTATCGCTTTATTAAAGAAGAATCGTTTCAAAGTTATTAAAGCTAAGAATGAAGTTATAGATGGTATACGTAATGTAGCGAGACTACTGAATGAAGAGAAAATAAAATACAACGACTGCTGTAAAGAAACATTTCGTGAATACGCTTCTTATACTTGGGATGAAAAAGCTACAGCTCGTGGTGAAGATAAACCGAATAAAGAAAATGACCACCAGATGGATGGTGATCGTTATTTTGTAAATACAGTCGTGGTAACTAATAACAAAGCGAAAGCTGTTAAGTCAATCTATTAAGGAGGTGAGACGATGTTTGAACACTACATTCCGTTACTGGATGAAGAAAATGGTGAACCCACACCTAAGCTACTCAAAAAGATTATTGATGAGTTTGAACCACTAAAACAACGCATGATAAATAGGTATGAGCGTTACAAAGCAAGTGAGAAAGGCGTACCTATATTCACACGTGAGTTTAAAGGTGATGGGAATAAGGACAAGGTTAACAACAAGCTAAACAATGATTTCTTTTCTGAAATTATTGATACAAAAATAGGATATATGTTCGGATTGCCTATTTCATACAGTCTAGATCATGAAGACGAGGAAGTATTGAAGCGTATCCAAGACTTTTTAAAATCGAATCATACCGAAGATGCTGACGCGGAAACAGGAAAGTTTGCTTCTATTTGCGGTTATGGAGCGAGACTGCTTTACCATGACAAAGAAGGAATTGAAAAGGTTATGAATATCAAACCTTATGAAGCAATATTTCTTACTAATTCAAGCATTGCAGAGCCTAAATACGCTATCCGCTGCTATCCAATCAAAGTAATCGATGGTGATGATTTCAAAGACGGATACAAAGTGGAATTTTACAATGATACGCAAATCATTGAGTACACTGGTGAAGATTTAGATAAGTTGAAAGAAACAAATCGAATTACTAATTTATACAAAGGTGTACCACTTATCGGATTTCCTAACAATGAAGAATTGCAGGGGGATGTCGATAAAGCTATTTCTCTTATTGAGGGATATGATAGGGCTATCTCTGATGTAAATAGTGAGATTGAGCAGTTCCGTTTGGCTTATATGATTTTCAAAGGTGTGGATATAGATGATGATACCATTGAGAAATTAAAACAAACTGGAGCTCTGGATGTAGGCGAGAATGGCGAGGCTAATTTTTTAACTAAGGACCTTAATGACAACATTTTAGAACATCATCTAGACAGGTTAGAAAAGAATATATGCCGATTCACGAAGCATGTGAACCTTTCTGATGAATCGTTTGGTGGTAACCTTACTGGTGTTGCTATTCGTTATAAGTTGCTATCGTTAGAAACAAAATCCGGTACATTAGAAATGAAATTCACTAAGTCATTGCGACAACAATTTAAGTTACTATTCGACGCTTGGAATTTACGCTCAAATAAAGAAGAATTAGATTACCTTTGCATGACGTTCCAATTTACACGTAACCTTCCAGCAAACTTATCTGATGAAGCTGATGTTCAGTCTAAATTACAGGGTTTAATAAGCGAAGAAACACGATTATCTATGTTATCTGTTATTCCTGATCCAAAGGCAGAATTACAAAAGATGAAGGAAGAAGAGGTTGATTCTATCGATTTAGACACTGTACATAAAGGCGGTGAAAACGATGGAATGGGACAAGAAGCAGAAACACCTCCAAAAGATAGAGGACGAGCTGGAAAAGGCGATTCTCTACCTGTATAAAGATGCTTTGGAAGAAGTCAGAGGAATACTGGCTTTTTATTATGCTAAATATGCGATAAATGAGCAGTTAAGTATGCAGGAAATGCGTCGATTTAATCGATACAAGAACCTGCAAAGTGAACTACAGCAAGTTATTAATGAAATAACTTATGAGAAAAAGAAAACTCTCAATGAAACACTCTCCACTCAATATGGGGAGTCTTTTTATTATACGAGTTATCTTATCGAAAAAGAGGTTGGTGTATCCCTTTCATATGGGCTGATTGACCCGAACGTCATTAAGCGAGCGGTACAAATGCCTATCGATAAAATGACACTCAATCAAAGGTTAAGTACTCATCGAGCACAGATAATTAGCCGAATACGTAAAGAACTATCCATCGGCCTTAGAAAAGGTGAAGGGTATGCGGTAATGGCTAATCGTATTAAGCCTATTCTTGATGGGGATGCGAAGAAAGCACAAATGGTTGCATGGACAGAAAGTGCTAGAGTACAAAACTTAGGTACTTATGACAGTGCCTCGCAAGCTTTTGACGAAGGTGTATCAATGGAGAAGATTTGGATTTCTACATTAGATAAACGTACACGTCCTACTCACCAAGCAGCAGACCATCAAAAAGTACCGTTTAAAGGATTATTTAAAGTTGGTGGTTATAGTTGTGAATATCCACACGATAGTAATTTACCTGCTAAAGAGGTTGTACGCTGCCGCTGTACTTTCATTACGGAAGTAGCGGATGTTAGTCCATTTATTGAGAGAAGGGCTAGAAACCCGACAACAGGTAGGAATGAAGTTATTACAGCAGTTAGTTATGAAGAATGGAAGGACGGTCTAGAATAATGAATTTTGGAAAAGCACTCGAATTAATGAAAAGTGGCAATAAGTTGTCACGTAAAGGTTGGAACGGTAAGAATATGTTTGCTGTTTATCAAAAAGGATATCCTGATGGAATTCCTTGTAATAAACAAACGGCAGAAGCTTGGGGATTAAATGAAGGTGATTTATTTAAGGTACGACCTTACTTGCAATTACGTTGTGCTGATGGCACTCATGCGATGTGGGTTCCAAGTGTATCTGATATTTTAGCTGAAGATTGGATGATTGTTGAATAATACAAATAAAAACACTTGAGGGCTTATAGATTATGAACTTAATAGGGCGTATTCATAGGAACTCAAAGGAGGAAAAATGATGAATATTTTACAAAAACATAAGCAGTTACAGTTTTTTAAAGAAAAGGAAGTAACGAAATTACCATTACGTTTATCAAATCTGCAATTCTTTTCTGATCCAACACCACCTGCAGATGATACGCCACCAGATGACCAAACACCACCTGTTGATGACACAAAAGAACCACAGTTAGATGAAGCGACAAAAGCGTTTATCGAGAAAATGGTTCAATCAGCAGAAGACAAAGTGCGTACCAAGTATACGAAAGAATTGAACGCTACTAAAAAAG